ATACTATTTAGAAACTACGTACCAAAAGCGAGTGAATCAATGATTATAGGTTCACTAACTACATTAGCAGATGCAGTACTTAGTTATTATTTTGGTAGTTCATTATCAAGCCATAATAAGGATAAGAAGATTAACGACATGATGAAATAAAAAAGTCCAAACTTACGGGCTTGGACTAGCAAAAGACTTATTCAGTAAGCATTGTTAAGAGGCTAATAAGTACCTGAGGCAAAGATACTAATTTTCTTTAACCTATTAACCTCATTCTCTAGCTTAGTATTCCTAGCCTTTAAACCGGTAATTGTCTTATTTAAGCTATCTATTTTAGCCTGGCGGCTTTCATACAATGCCTTATAGTCGGGTTCTTTAATCTTTAGATTGAGCATACACGAGAATATATTGATTGTAAATTATTAACCTTATCTAAATTGCATAGCGTTTTGTTAGCATGGTAGTTATCAATAGCCTCAAACATTTCAGATTCGATTTGCTTAACACGTTCCAAAGTTACAAAGAAACTCATTTCTACATTTTCATTTGTTAAGTGATTCATAATTCCGCTAATACGATTAATAGTAGTACCTAAATACTTTGCTATTTTATCATGGCTATTCCCATCCATAATCATTTTCTTTACTGTTCTAATTTCATTTGCTGTTGCTTCCATTTGTTTTAAAGTTTAGATTTTAAAAATTCGATTTGCTCGGTTAGGTTTGTTATTTCATTTTCCCACCAATTAGTTGTTTCATCTGTGCAAGTTTGAACTGCTACTTTTGCTAAGTCCAAAATAGATTGGCGTTCTTGGATGGCGCACTCAAATACAAAATGTTTAGTAACTATTACACCTTCATTATATATCAATATAGCGTTGATAGTAGTTATAACCTTCTCAGCTTCTTGTTTGTTTTGTTCGCTTACTTGCATGGGGTTAAATTGTTAGTTAATAGTTTAATAGCACACCTTAGTTCTTTTGATTTTTTTCTATTATCAGTAGCAATAGGGCTTGTTTTTGGAACTTCACCAATAGTTACATATTTTTTATAGGCACTATCTAATTGATGTATTCGCTCTTGTAATATAATAATAGCATAGTTCATCTCTCTTTGTTTTAGTGGTTACGCAAGCCTTAACATTACCTTTATTCCATCAATTGAAACTTTCCCAGCCTCAACCATTTTGACTTGTTGCTTTTTATTCGCACTATTAAAAGGTGAACAAAAGCAAGGGTGAATAGAGTTCACTCCATAACAAGCGCATCCTTTTACTTTAAGTTTTTTCTTTTTCATTTGTTTTAGTGGTTATGATTTTTGTTTATTTTTTTCTGGCTCATTCCTCCAAACTCCATCATAATGGGTGGTTACATATCCTTTTTGATAGTCATAAGGGTCTTGTTGGTGATTTTTTAACATATTTAAAAGATAATCAGTTTCAAGTTTTAATTTTTTTTCGTATTGCTTAACAATTCGTGTTTGAGATTCTATCAAAGCAAGTTTATCTAACTTAGGCTTTAAATCTTCTGTTTTGTATAGTGCAAAACCTTGTCTTTTAAAATATTCAATAACCTCTTGTTTTTGTTTTTCGGTAGGTTCTTTTCTCTCTGTTATTTTAGAGTTGTAGTCAACCATAGCTTTTATTGCTATTTGTGAATCGCTTAATTTAGCCTTTTTGTTTTTCTTGCTCATTTGTTTATTTATTTATAAAGTTAATTAATTCAACAGGTGGCATGGTATTAATAACACTATCCTGCATTTCATCTATTTCAAACAACTGCTCAATAGTTAGGCTATCTCTATGCTGTTTTAACTCATATTGGTTGATTGTGTAGGCTTTACTTTCATTAGCTGATAGCAAGTACCCAATCCAACATGATAGCCCTACAATAGTACATAAGGCTAATATGTTTGTTATTTTTTTAATGTTGTTCATGGTTATTGTGATAATTGTTTAACAAAAAACATTGCCAATTGTTGGTGTTGTTTCATTTTTTCTTTTGCTTTCATTTCTGGAAAGAACTCAGCTTTAATATCCATGCTTTGGTCTTTGTTCCATTTAACAGTTACTATTGCCTTTTCTGTCTTTTGATTGTTCTCGAATGTTACGATTGTTGTTTTCATTTTTTTTCTTTTAATATAATAAATTCTGTTTCTCTTTTAAAATATCCAATTACAACATAAGATTTTGGATTGTAATTTGTTGAAACTAACTCCCAACCTTCACTGCCTAAAAAATTCCAATCCCATATTGAAAATGGTACACTTTTATATTCCCAAGTTTTCATATTACTTAATTTTATCCGCCATGTATTCCAATACTGCTTCTTTAGGCGAAAGCCCTTTTATAAAGTATTTTTCGTGGTTCTCACTAAATGTCCAACTTGCTATACAAATTGCATAATCTGCATTAAATGCTTTCGCCATCTCGTTCCTATACTCTAAATACCATTCTTTAAAACTACCGCTAACAACAGGTTTGCTCAATGCGGTATCTCGTTTTCTAAAAAGTTTTTTTATCCAATTCATGTTCTCGTTTTTTAATTAAGTTTATTTTTCAAAGTCCGCACTAAGCAAACCCGCAGCCGTTACTTAATTTTATCAATTTCCTTTTGCGCTGCTACCTTAGCCCTATCTTTTAAATAGTCCTTACCATGCTTTTTTAACTTAGCACCTTTAACTTGTACTGTTAAACTAATCCCGTTTAACTTTTCATCTTCGCTTAATGGTTTACGACCTGCGTTTTTTCTTGCTCCTCCGTGTGTGTTCATGTTTATTTTGTTTTTAAGTTGTTTTTATTTATATCGTTATAGTAATTAATAAATTGAATAACCGCTTCGTAAACAGCATTAAATTTAGTATCTGAATTACTTAAAGCTATTTGTTCATCATTTTCATCTCCATTTTCATCGTATGTATCAATAAAGCAATTACAAAAAGTTATTGTTACTCTATAATTCATTAACTCTATTTTTTCAACCACTCTAATTAAGTCATCCCAATACCAAGAATATCTATTCAATTGAGGTGTATAAATATCAGCATCAGTTCCATTCATGAATTTGTATATTAACATATTATCGCAAGTATTTCCCATTTTTATTTTAATTAAATTAAATTTTCACCACACCACATACACTTATTTTGCATTATTGCTCCAAATATTGTAACACCACAGCTTTTGCATCCTATTTCACCAACCGCCACGTTATTTAATTTAGACATTTCACCTGCATTTTTTTTACCATCATATTCTAATTTAATAAATAAATTATCTATATATTTAGTTGCAAAATAAACCAAATCTTTAGGCTGAACATCCTCAAAAAAATCACAATTTTCTCCATCACAATTCATTCTTTGACATCCACTTGTTATTAAAAACAGCTCAGCTTCTTTAATTAAATCCATTTTATATAAATTTTAAGTTAATTTTTCCAATAACATAAGGCACTTTAGTAAATAATAAATTGTATTTAACTGGCATATCTCTTTCAAAGATAAATGCTTCACGCTCATTTTTACATATCTTTTCAACTTTAATTCCTTTTGATAACAATGTCATTTTATACATAATAGTTTGTTTTTCTTGGATACAAATATAAGCCTTTTATTTTGAATAAATCAAATAATAAATAATAATTTAACAAATTTAACACTTTATAAAAATATTTAATAATTTAACATATTTAATTTGAATTAATCAAAAATAAGTTAGTATATTTGCATATCTAAAAAACTAAACTTAAAAACTAAACAACATGGAAAAGCAAATCACATTCAGACAAATCGGTTACGGACAATGGACAGCATCAACTCTTTATTATGGTAAAGAGATACTAATGCACTTTACAGATGCACCTACTTATGACTTAATTAAATCCCAAGATAGAGGCTATAAAGCTGCTATTAAAAGATTACATTCAAAAATTATTAATAATCACAAAAACTAAACAAATGGAACTACATCAAAACAGAGAGGCTATTAACGCAGCAGTTCAAATGGCACTACACTACGAACAGAACGGACATTATTACCCACAGCAACCTTTTACTTATAACGTAATTAAGCAAGGCAACTATTGGGAAATCCAATTTATCTACACAGAAGATATATTCGAGATAAGAGGCGGAGATAATGGCGAGTATTTAGAAGACTTTAAGAGTGGCAGTTTTAAAGAACCGATAAGCGAAGATGTAACTATTGAAGATTTAAGCGAGATAGTTAAGAGTGCAATGGAGCATATTTATAAAATGGAATTCAGAGGGTAAATTAATAACAACTAAAAACAAAAAAAATGACAATTGAAATCAAAGGCACAGTAAAGGTGCTAAACCTAACCGAGCAAGTAACGGACAAATTTGCAAAAAAAGAAGTAGTAATAACTATTGACCAGGACAGCAAGTATCCTCAGGATATAAGCATCCAAGCTATTAACGATAAGATAAGTTTATTAGATAGCGTTGAGGTAGGAGATAGCGTTACAATCGTGGCCAACTTAAATGGAAAAGAGGCCAAAGGTCGCTACTACAATTCACTAACTATTTTTAAACTAACTAAAGAACAATCTTCACCTTTCTAAACTAAACAAAATGACAGAACTAATCAAAATACAAAACGAATTAAAAGTACCTAAGGGCAACTTAAACAAATTCGGTAATTACAAGTACAGAAGTGCAGAAGATATTTTAGAGGCGGTTAAACCGATTCTATTTAAGCATGGTGCTTTATTAAAACTTACAGATAGTGTAGAGGCTATTGGTAATAAAATTTTCTTAAAATCATGTGCAAAGATTTGGGTAGGAGACATTAGTTGTGAAACTTTTGGCTTTGCTGAACTATCTGAACACAAAGGAATGAGCGCAGAGCAGACTACTGGCACAGCATCAAGTTACGCTCGTAAATATGCTTTAAATGGTTTATTCTTAATTGATGAAACCGAGCAAGATGCTGATAACGATAATAAGAAAGTTGAAGTAAAGCCAATGACTGAACCGCCTAAACACTTTTCAGCAACCACAACCGAGTTACCACCACTATCTGATAAGGCATTTGCTGCTATGCTAGATGCTATTGCTAAAGGGGAGAAGGAGAAGGTAAAAGCTGCCATGACTAAGTACACACTATTGAAACCACAATTAGACGAATTAACTAAACTTTTAAACTAAACAATATGAACCTTTACCAAATCGAAAAAGAATACCTGGAATTATCTGAAATGTTAATTGAATCAGAAGGGGAGTTAACTCCTGAATTAGAAAAAGCCTTAGAAATTAATGGCAATAACTTAAAAAACAAAGCTGTTAATTATGGCTATGTTATTAAGCAAATGGAAGGCAACGTTGACTTAATAGATGCTGAAATTAAACGATTACAAGCCATGAAGAAGGCAAGAGTAAACGCAGCTGAAAAACTAAAAGAAACAATCAAAGCTGCAATGCTTATGTATGATTTAAACACTATTGAGATACCTACAATGAAGCTATCATTCCGCAAGTCTGAAAGCATAGAGATAATAAACGAGGCTCAACTTACTGCGGAATTTGTGAACACGAAGCAAGTTACAACACCCGATAAAGTAGCTATTAAAACAGCTTTAAAGAATGGTGAAGTTGTTGAGGGGGCGGTATTGGTTACTAACTTAAATTTGCAAATTAAGTAATGAAAATCGTTTTTGATGCCACACTCGAAGGGCTTAGTACTCGAATGGATGACACTATAAAAGTAGTTATCGGAACGCAAGAAGTAACCGCTGAACAAGGTTTAGCATTGTTAAAGTTAAGAGGTAAGTTTTGCAAGGTTATGTTATCAGATTCAGCAATAGAGCAAAAGGAAATAGATGCTGTTGATAGCTTACCTATAAAAGATGAAAGTATTAACAAATCTAATTCACAACGTTTAAGGTCTGTATTGTTTATAAACTGGCAGCAATCGAAACAAACTACTAACTTTGATGACTATTACAATAGTGAAATGAATCGTATTATTGACCACTACAAAGCAAAGTTAAATGGCTAAGAATATTATTAAATCTTTATTCAAAGAAATCAAAAACAAAAACTGCAAAGAATGTGGAGGGCTATTTAAACCTTTCACATCTTTACAAGTTTGTTGCTCTCAAGAATGTGCTATTGATTTATCTAAAAAGCGTGTTTGGAAAGCTGAAAAGCAAAAGATAATAGATAATACAAGAACACGAACTGAGTGGCTTAATTTGGCTCAGGTAGTGTTTAACACTTATATTCGTTTAAGAGATAAAGATAAAGGCTGTATTACTTGCTCAAAACCATTTAGAGATAAATACGATGCTGGGCATTTCTTTTCAGTTGGTTCTTATCCTGCTTTACGATTTAATGAAGATAATGTACAAGGGCAATGTGTAGCTTGTAACCAACACGGACATGGTATGCAATCTGAATACTTTATACAACTTCCTAAACGTATTGGCTTAGATAGATTTAACGTTTTATTAGAACAACGTAAAAGCGTATTGAAATTGAATGAACTTGAAATCAAAGAATTAATTAATGTTTATAAAAAAAAGATTAAAGAATTGAAAAATTAATTGTATATTTGCAATAGTTAAGGTTTGTGCGGACCATTTAAATTAACTAACTTATTAACCCAAACCCAAAGGAACGCACATTCTGGAGGGCTTGGGTTTTTTATTTTATAACTATGAACATATTAGAAAAAGCAAATGAAATTGTAAACTTACGGTCTGAAGAAAAAGAAAGACAGTATGGTCCATTCGAGGAGGGGATGGACAGAGCGGCTAAAATCCTCTCTGGCATGACAGGATTAACTTTAGATGCAACGTTTATGTACAAAGCAATGATAGCATTAAAGTTGTCTAGAGAGTCTTACAGTCACAAAGAGGATAACTTATTAGACGCAGTAGCATACATAGGTTCGTTAAACAATTATAAACAAAAAAACAAATAAAAATGGAAACAGTAAAAATTGAAACAAAAAAGTACAACGTAACAGATTTAGACCCTCAAACTACATTTGAAAGACACGTTTTCCACAGAGACCAATTTGCTCATTATTTAAGATGGACTCACATTTTAAAAGAAGCAAAGATAGGAGAAACAATAGTTGACTTTGGTAGTGGCAAAGGAAACTTACTAGAAGTTCTGTACAGAAACAAGTTTAAATGCAAACAGTACGTTGGCATAGATATAAGAAATAAAACAATTGAGTCAGCTAGAGAAAAATATAAAAATGTAGATTGGGCTAAGTTCGAGGTAGAAGACTTGGTTAATCCACAAAACGGAATTAATTTTAGTTCTTTTGAAGCTGACAAAGTTTGTTCTTTTGAAGTGTTAGAGCACGTTGGAAAGCAGAATGCAGATAGTTTCATGGAAAACTTTATTGCTTGTGGGAATAAAGACGCAACTTATTACATATCAACGCCTAATTTTGACGAGAAAGTAGGAGCAGCTGGAAACCACACTTACGATAGTGGAGACGGTAGAGGCGTAGATGTTCAAGAGTTTTCTTTTGAAGAACTAAATAATCTTTTTAATAAGCACGCGGTAGTTGTGGACAAGTTTGGAACGTTCGCTTCAATAAGAGATTACAAGCCTTTAATGAATGAATGGCAAACGGAGATGTTTAATCACTTAAAAAAGTATTACGACTCTAATTTAATTTCAAATCTTATGGCTCCATTCTTCCCAGAGCAATCAAGAAATACATTATGGATTTTAAAAAGAAAATAAAAATGGAAAATAAAACAATTGAATTTAAACATAAATCTGGAAAGATTTTAGTAGGCAAAGTAGAAAGCTCTTTCATATACAAAAGAACAATGCAAGAATATTTGGTTGTAAACTGTAATGGCAAGAAGTATAGTGTTAATCCTAAAAACATAACAAATGAAATTAAATAAAGAATTCGAACCGATAAGAAATTGGGCAGAACAAAAAGGCATCCTCAGCAATGGGGATGCTAAAACCCAATGTATAAAACTTTTTGAAGAAGCTGGTGAGCTTTCAAAATCTATTCTTAAAAATGACGAAGCAGAGTTCATTGACGCCATAGGAGACTGCGTGGTTGTTTTAACTAATCTAGCAGCTTTAAAAGGTTACGACATAGAAGACTGTATTAACTCAGCTTATAAAATCATAAAAGATAGAACAGGCAAAATGGAAAACGGAACATTTAAAAAAGAACAAGCATGAATCTATTTGAAACGGAACACCCTCAATTTGAAGGCAAAGTTATAAACAAGAACTACTATGGCAGTGAGTTGAATAAGCTAGTTGCTGAAAAGTGCCGCAAAGATATGGTTGTTAATAATATAGACTTAATTATTAATGATTATAAGAAAGGCAAAATAAGGATAATAGAATCTAAGAAATCAAAAGAAAAGCTAAGCACTGGGCAAAACATTTTATTAGCTAAGTTATCTTCATTAGGGATTGATACTTATGTTATTTATGGAAATTACCCATACGACAAAGTAGATGTTTATTCTTACCAATCTAAGTCAGTAATTAAAATGAGTAATTATGATTTAATAAAATTTTTAAACAATGAATAAATTTAAAAACGCTCAATTAGCTTTTGAATACTACTTTGATAAAATCAATGAGATTGAAAGTTTTAATGGTAATAAGCAAATACTTAACGAAGGTTTCTATTTGTTAAACCCATTAGATAACTTAATAGATACAGATTGGAGAAAGTGGAAAAATTCTTACGCTGAAAAAGAATGGCAATGGTATTTATCTGGAAACAGGGATGTATCAGAAATAAAAAAGGAAGCTAAGATATGGGACAAGATGCATAACGGAGACAATTTAGTTAACTCTAACTATGGGTACCAATGGAATAGAAATAATCAAATTGACTTTATAGTTAAAGAACTAACTGAAAACCCAAACTCTAGAAGAGCAGTGTTAACAATTTATGATGGAAAAGAGAACGGATTGCATTCTTTTGACACTCCTTGCACTTTAAATATTGTTTTCAATATAACTAATGGCCTTTTAAATATGAGTGTCCTAATGCGTTCTAATGATTTAATTTATGGTTTTTGCAATGACCAATATTGTTTTAGTAAATTACAGGAACTTATTTCATTAAAACTTAAAGTTAATATCGGTTGGTATTATCATTTTGTTAATAACTTTCATATTTATGAAAGGCATTACGATATGAAGTTTTTAAAAAAATAATTGTATATTTGCAGAGTAGTTTAGTCGGTGGAGCGACGTTAATAACTAAAAACATTAACCCTGTTGGGCTGAGGAACTCCACTTCTGAGGCTCACAGGGTTTTTTATTTAAAAAAATGAAAACATTTAATCAAACTTTAACGGATTACTTTATTGAGAAAGCAGTTAATCCTTTTGCCAAACTTTGTTGGGATGGTATAAATAACAATTACGTTATTACTTTCTACTTTCAACAGCAAGAAACTTTTAGTAAACTTAACTATGAAATTATACTATAATGGGAAAACTTGGATATACTTGGTACCCAAAAGATTGGGGAAACTCTGAATCTGTATTTGAATTAACTTTAGTTGAGCGTGGTTTGTATCGTGAATTAATTGACATGGCGATGCTAAATGATAACAAAACAGAAATTAACATGAAAGTATGGGCGAGGAAGTTTGGAAGCACAGAAGATGAAATTGAAAGCATTTTAATAACATTAGAAACATTAAATTTAATTGTTTGTACTGATATTAATTTATTCATTCCAAGCTGCGAAAGTCGTTTAAAATTAGTACGTGGAGGCAGTAATGGAGGTAAGAAAAGTAAGCCTACTATCAAGCCCCATATTAAGCCTATTGAAAGCCTTGATGAAAAAAACATTAAGCCTAGTGTTAAGCAAATAGAAAAGAAAAGAAATAGAAAAGAAATAGAAATAGAAAAAGAAATACCCTCATTAGATATTTTTTTAGCTTTTGCTATTGACAAAAAACCTAGTGTTGACCCTGAAAAGGTAAGTTTAAAATATTCATCATGGGTAACTAACGATTGGAATGATGGTAATGGAAATAAAATAATAAATTGGAAGAGTAAACTTTTAAATACTTTGCCTTACATTGATGAAGTAAAGCAAAAGAAGTACGACCCAACAAACCCAGCAACATTTAGAAACTAATGAACTATTCAGATTACGGGATAATAATTCCCAACGGAAAATACAGCGGTCAGGTTTATACAACTTGTCCAAAGTGTTCACATACAAGAAAAAAGAAAGCTGATAAATGTTTGGGTATTAACTTAACTGAACAGCATTGGCATTGTAACCATTGTAATTGGAAAGGTAGGCTACCAAAAGAAATATTTATAGAAGAAAAGGTTTATGTTAAGCCAATATGGAAAAACAAAACAGACTTATCCGATAAGTGCATAAAATGGTTTGAAGGTCGTGGACTTACTCAACAAACTTTAATTGATTGGAAAATTAGCGAGGGTTTGGAGTGGATGCCTCAAACTGGCAAAGAAGAAAACACAATCCAATTTAATTATTTTGATGAAGATGGGGAGTTGACCAACATAAAATATAGAGATGGGCGAAAAGGTTTTAAACTTCATAAGGATAGTAAACTAATCTTTTATGGTTTAAACTTATTTAAATACACTTTAGAGGCGTTTTTATGTGAAGGTGAGATAGATTGCTTATCTATTTATCAAAGTGGCTTTAAAAACGTTTTAAGCGTTCCAAACGGGGCAAACATAAAAACAAACAATTTAGAATACTTTGATAGGGTCGCTCACAATTTTTCAGAAACTCCATTAATTTACTTATGCTTTGATAATGATAACGCTGGGCGCAGGTTATTAGATGAATTTGCAGACCGATTAGGTAAAGAACGTTGTAAGATAGTTACTTTTAAAGATTGTAAAGATGCAAATGAATGTTTACAAAAGTACGGAATACAGGGTATAATAGAATCTATTTCAGAGGCTAAAGAATTTCCATTGGAGGGTGTGTTTACCATTGAAGATATGGTAGATGAAATATCCGATATGTACGAAAATGGATTAGAGAAAGGGGTAAACATTGGGCATCAAACGTTTGATAAGTGCTTAACTTTTGTTAAAGGTTATATTACAACAGTTACGGGAATACCTGGACATGGTAAGAGTGAGTTTGTTGATGAAATAGTGTTGAGGTTAAACATTAATCATGGGTGGAGATGTGCTTTTTACTCACCCGAAAATAAGCCTACTAAATTACATTTTAGTAAGTTAGCAAGAAAGATAATAGGCAAAAGCTGGGATAGTGGTTTCCAAGATCGAATGACTTATTTAGAGGTACAAATGGTACAAAAAGCACTAAACAATAATATTTGGTTTGTTAAGCCTGAAAAGGATTTTAGCTTAGAATCTATTTTAGAACATGTTAAACAATTAAAGTTAAAGCATGGTATTGATTGCTTTGTTATTGATGCTTGGAATAAATTAGAACATAAATACGGGGTATCGGAAACTAAATACATTGGTGAGAGTTTAGATAAGTTAGCTAACTTCTGCGAACTTTACAACGTGCATTGCTTTTTAGTTGCTCACCCTCGTAAAATAGCAAAAGATAAACAATCAGGCAAATATGAAATACCAACTTTATATGATGTTGCAGGTTCAGCTAACTTCTTTAATAAATCAGATAATGGAATAAGTGTTTATCGAGATGAAGAAAACAAAACATGGATTCACGTTCAAAAGGTTAAGTTTTCACATTGGGGGCAAATAGGTCATTCAACATTTACTTACCATAAACAAAGCGGTCGTTATATTGAAGATGGCAGCTTTTATCATGCTGGTAGTTGGGTAAGTTTAGCAAGTGAGCCAATACAATTAGAACAAAATAATAATTTTTTAGAACAAACAGAAGACCCATTTTAACAACGTATTGAAATAAATTGTATAT